CGCGCTGGCTGGAATTCCGTACTGAGCTGCCGAAAACCGCCACCGGCAAAATCCAGCGTTTCAAGCTGCGCGCCGAGGCGCCGGCGCACTGAACCGGCATTCCGGGCGGGGCGCCGTCGCGGAGCCACAAAACCACGGATCTCCCGCGATCACGACCCATTGGCACCCAGTTGCCGAGGTCTTGCCTTTACACTTTGGCGCTATTACTAGGTGGCTTCGCAATCGGCATGCGCGGTAGCTCAGCTGGTAGAGCAACGCATTCGTAATTCGATTGCGGCTGTTTCACCTCATTCTGCGTAGTGCTGTCGAGGCATGATTGATTGGGCCATTTGCTGGCGAGCGGTGTCCATCCGAAGATTGCCCAGGAGCGCCTTGGTCATGCTGCGGTCGCGATCATGTTGGACTTCTATTCACACGTGCTGCCCGGAATGCAGGCCAACGCAGCGTCCCGCGTTGACGAAACCTTGCAGCGGGCGCTAGAAACGCACCGTTGCACGGCAAAAGGGTAGCATTCCGGTAGCATGAGATCGCCAACAGACCCGTCTAAAGAGATTATATTCAGGAATAACAAAGACATGCCGCGGTAGCTCAGCTGGTAGAGCAACGCATTCGTAATGCGTGGGTCGGGGGTTCGAATCCCTTCCGCGGCACCAGTAATATCAAGCACTTGGTTCCGTGATCCGCAGAACAAAGCAATAATTGCCACCGAATTGCCACCGGACAGTTCGCTGTTTGGACTTGTGTGTCGGTGTGTCGGTGTGTCGGCTAAAGATAGGGTGACAGTCCGGCCGGGATTAGGCCGACACACCAGCACACCAACACACGGCCCTCACTTCGCCTGTGGATGCAGCTGCCGGACCTTGCCGCTGTCGGCAGGCTCGTCGTCTTCGGGACAGTAGATTTTCCACCAGGGCTCGAACTGCTTGCGGTAATAGCCGCGCCCGGACGGACCGCGGGATTGGCGCGAGCCGCGCTCGAACACTGTCTGCGGCCGTAGCCCGTCGAGACGCCGGAACAGCGCTGCAACCTCGCTCTGGGTGATCTCGTGCGGCGACTGGTCGTCAGTTTCGCCACGCCACGCGCCCCAGAGGCCGACGCTGTCCTCCATGTCGATGAGCTCTTGGACTAAAACTGCGCTCTTGATACGGTCGAGATTGCCGGCGCGGAAAATCGTCCGGGTGTCGTAGAGCAGTGAGACCAAGGCATCCTCATCGCCGGACCCGGCGGCAAAGGCGATTGCGGCCTCCCGCGCCATCTTGCTCCAAGGGGCCCCGAAGCTGTCAGCGATCGCGATCAGCACGCGCCAATTATCGGCCATGCGGCCGTGCAGCACCTTCGGCAGTTGCGGCTCCTGACGGAATTTGGCGATCAGCGACCAGGCAATGATCTGGTGACGCACCTTCTCGAAGCGCCGGGCCTCTTCGGCCGTGTTCATTAGCTCGATGCTTTTGAGATCGGTCCGCAAGGTGCGGTGCATTTCGATGACGATGGAGCGATGCATCAACGGCCGGGTGAGCGTCCCGATCGCCGCGATGGCCATCGGCGCGAAAGTCGAGAATGCTTGCGGCACATTGCGGATGGTGCGGGTGATGTGGCCACCTCTGAGATGGCCGGAATTGAGCACGGCGCCGATGACGCGGTCGAGGCGCAAACCGAGATTATCGCCTTCATCAAGCAACATCGTCGGGGCGCCCAGTTCGATCAGCCGAAAGAGGGCGGCCGCTGTAATGTTATCGTGCTTCTCCGGGTTCGCGGTCAGGTGCTCGGCAAGCTTGAGAACCAGGCTCTTTCCGCAGCCCGGCACCGGCGACAATAACGCCAGCCGTGGCGTAATCATGAACCTGTCGTAGACATGCGTATGCAAAAACCACAGCGCCGTCGCCACATAGTCGTGCGGCCGCATGTTCACGTAGCCTTCTAGCATGTAACGGGTGAGGTCGAAGGCGTTCGGCTCGCCCGGATTCGCCGCCGTCGCCACATTCGCGGCCTTCACGGCGGCGCTCTCTTGATGCCGCTGCCGGATTAGGGGAATATCGCCCAGGCTCAATCCGTACTTGGCGAGCAGGCGGGAAAGCGCGGTGAAGGCAACCGCGGCTTCGTTCCGGGTCGCTTCGTCAGCATCCTCCTGTGATGCGCGCTGCGCCATTTCGAAAAGCGAGACGATGCGCCGGAGGTCGTCGTCGCTGACGTCGTTGAGCGGCATTTTCCCTCTCCCCACAGATTTTTATTCGCGCGTCAGCTTGCCTAACGCTTCCTGCATGATCTCGGCCGCGCGGTGGTCAGTGTTGGAGAACCAGTGGCCATAAACGCCGAGGGTAACCGTCGGCGAGGCGTGACCGATGCGGCGGCTAATGGTCAGCACGTCCAGCCCGGCGGCGATCAGCTGCGAAACATGGGTGTGGCGCAGGCCGTGCAGGCTGCAATCGATGTTCAACGCCTTCATCGCCTGCGTGAACTTTTGCGAAAGCCAGTGCGGCGATCGGAGCTTGCCGTCCCAGCGCGCAAACACGGGTGAATCGTCCAGCGCACGGCCCATGCCGAGCGAAAGGCGGCGCTCCTGCTGGCGGGCGCGGTGGGTTCGGAGCTCTGTGATCAGCCACGGAGGGATCGTGACGCTGCGCCGTCCGTGCTTGGTTTTCGGCGCCTTGATGCGCAAGCCGGCCTTGGTCTGCTCGACGCTGGTTTCGATCCGCACGACGCCTCGGTCGAGATCGACGTCGCGCCAGCGCAGCGCCAGAGCCTCACCGCGCCGGGCCCCGGTGCTGAGCAAGAAGGATACGATGGGCTTCAGCGTGCGCCCCTCCAGATGCTCGAGCAGGGCGCGGATTTGGTCTTCGTTCAGGATGCTGATCTCAGCGTCGTTCGATGCTGGCGGTGGTTCGACGACGGTCGCAACGTTCTGACCGACGAGACCCCACGTCGCGGCATGGCCAAGGGCGCGATGCAAAACGCGATGCACGTAGCTCACGGAACCGGCGGACAAGGGACCGCCGCCTTGTCCGCCGCTGCGGGACAGATCGGCGTAAAGCCTGGTGAGGTGGACGGGGCGCAACTTCTGGATCTTCAGCCCGCCAATCCGCGGCGTGATGTAGAGCCGCACGATCTGGCGATAGCGCTCGAGCGTCTTGGGGGAAACGTTCAGACTGGCCCAGTCGCGGTCCCAGCGCTCCAGGAATTCCGCAACGCTCATCCGTGACTGGTCGATGCTTTCGCCGGCGGCATGCTGGGCGATCAGCCGGGCGAGTTCAACTTCGGCCGCCCGCTTTGTGCCCCGGAAAGACGCATAGCGAATCTGACGCTTGCCGGCGCCGTCGATACCGAGCTCGAATTTCAGTTCGAACGATTCCCGGCCGCGCCGGCGAATATGGCCTCGGCTCATGACTCGCTCCGGTTCGCACGGCGGAGCTCTGCCAACGCGTTCTGATCAATCGCCGCGATGGCCCGCTTCACCGGTTCGATGGCAGCATCAATCGCCGCACGTTCAAGGACTGGCATCTGCTCAATCGTGGCGATCAGCGCCTCGGCCGCGACGATGAGCTTGGCTTGCAATTGATGGGCGACGCCGCCCTGTATCGGACGGCCGGATAATGTCTGCGTCACTACGGGCGCGCTCGTGCCCAGACGTGCGTTGGCGGTCAAGGCTCCAGTGCCCGCAAAAAGCGCCTCGAGGTGGTGGATTTTCTCTCCGACCTTTTCCTCGACCTTCTCCTCGATTTTCCTCTCGTCGCTTTCCTGGTCGAAGCTGGCCTGCAGCCTGCTGGCCATTTCGCTGTTCAGCGACACGCCCTTCCTCTCAGCCGCCTGGACAAGACGCTGATGCAGCGCTCCGCGGATTCGCAGTTTGTTGCCGACGATATCGGCGTTGGATTTTCGCATTGACTTCTCTCCAGGGACGAGATGCGACGAGATAGCACACAATATTTTGTCCCACAATGGGAGTATCTATTGACCCAGTTAATTTCCATATAGTATTAATCTGTCCCATATCGGAAGTATAGATACAGCCGAACTGGCACTAATGCACTAACCCAAGATATCTTGGAGGCGGCGATGGCCGACGAATACCCCAAGACTCTCTCCATCCCGGAAGCTGGCAAGCGCTATTTCGGCCTGAGCCGCAACGGCGCTTATGACGCCGCCAAGCGCGGTGACATCCCCTTTATCGAGATCGGCAGGCTTAAGCGTGTCCCAGTCCGGGCGCTGGAGCTCATGCTCGATAGGGCCACTGACGCGGACAGGGAAAACGCAGCATAGGAGAATTGGGGACGGCCGGACCGGAAACGATCCGGCCGTAGTTCTTTCCACCTCGCCCCTGGCAGGGCGGGCAATGGCATCAACCATGGACCCAAAAGGAGGTCAACACCAATGAGCCGCTCACATAGTTCAGTGAGTTCCCGGAGTCAAATCCGGCATCAAAGCCTCAACGCTGCACTGCGTGTCCTGAAGGACGCTGGCATTTCGCCTAGCGTCTGGCGCGGCTCCAAGCATTTTCGAGCCGAATGGCCGAACGCGCAGGGCATCCGCCGCACGATCACGGTCTCAGTCTCCGGCAATTCCGACGCCATCCACCACGCCTGCAGCGACGAGCGCAGGATTTTGCGCGCCGACAACATCAACGTCTGAATCGAGGAGGCATCGATGCAAGTGAAGGTCGAACGCCGGACGTGGAAATCGAACCACCGGACGTATGAAGGAATCGCCATCATGCAGCCGCGCGGGCTCACCGCCGTGGCCTTCGGCCCCGACCAACTCGATGAGGCAGAGCAAGTCGCCAACGACCTGCTGCGCCTAGCTGCGGAATGGCGCCGGCAATTGGCAGAAGCCGAGCAGGAGGACTGCGTATGACGACCACACCTGCTATTCCCACCCGCGCCCACCTCGAGAGCTTCTTTGCCCGTGTCGACCCAGTGCGCGCGAAACTGATTTTCGCGGTTGACGCCACTGCATCGCGACAGCCGACTTGGGACACGGCTGCGCATCTGCAAAGCCAAATGTTCGCGACCACCGCCGCGATCGGCGGACTCGACGTGCAATTGCTCCATTTTGGTGGCGAACGGTGTGTCGCCTCGAAATGGTTATCGGACCCCAAGGCGCTTGCCGCCATTATGGCGCGCGTCACCTGTGTGGCCGGACATACACAAATCCAAAAAGTTCTGGCGCATGCCCGCAAAGAAAACGCCCGCGAAAAAGTCGCCGCGCTGGTCCTGATTTCCGACGCCTGCGAGGAAAGTCATTTTACCCTCTACAACGAGGCACGCGAACTCGGTGGTGTTCCGGTCTTCGCGTTTCAGGAAGGCGACGACGAGCGCGTCGCCGGCATCTACAGCGAGATCGCCCGCCTTACTGGTGGTGCGCACTGCGAATTCGACGCCGGCGCGGCCCAGCGCTTAGTCGACCTTTTGAAGGCCGTGGCCGCCTTCGCCGCTGGCGGGATCAAGGCCCTGGCGGCACAGAAGAGCGAGGCCGCGACGCTGTTGCTCACGCAGATCAAGAACTAGGTCGTCATGCAGATCATCTCGGCCGATGAACGTCTGCGCGAGCGCCGCGGCGCCAAAGTACTGATCGTCGGCCCGACCGGCGTCGGCAAGACTTCGTTGCTGCGCACGCTAAAGGCCGACATGCTGGCATCGACTTTGTTCGTCGACATTGAGGCCGGCGATCTGGCGATTCTCGACCTGCGGGTGCCAACCGTTCGGATCGACGATTGGCAGACGGCGCGCGATCTCGCCTGCCGAGTCGGCGGACCTAATCCGAGCTTCGCGCCGACGGCGTGCTATTCGCAGGCGCATTACGAAGCGGTTGGCGGCGCGCTCGAGGATCTCGATCATTACGAGACCATCTTTGTCGACAGCCTGACGGCCATCACCCGCCTGTCGTTCCGCTGGGCTGAGCAGCAACCCGAAGCACTCTCCGAGCGCACCGGTAGAAAAGATGTGCGTGGCGCCTACGGTCTGCACGCGCGCGAGATGATCCTCTGGCTCAATCAGCTGCAACACGCGCGCGACAAGCACGTGATTTTTGTCGGAATTCTCGAGCGCGTTACTGATGAATTCAAGTTCGGTACCTGGCAGCTGCAAAGCGAGGGGTCGAAGACCTCGCGCGAATTGCCCGGCATCGTCGATCAAATCATCAGCTACCAATTTCTCGACTTCGGCGACGGCAAACCGTCGACGCGTGGCTTGGTCTGCACGTCGCCGAATCCTTGGGCCTATCCGGCCAAGGACCGGAGCGGCCGCCTCGATCAGATCGAGGAGCCTGATCTCCAAAAACTGCTCTACAAACTCACGGCCAAAAAAAGGAACCTAAGCCATGACTGATCTGAACTTCAACAACGCCGGCCCGCAACGCAGCTTCGATGTCATTCCTGAGAACACGACCTGCGTCCTGCAGATGAATATTCGCCCGGGCGGCGCCGGTGACGGCGGCTGGCTGACGCGCTCCGCCGATGGCAACAGCGAGGGACTCGATTGCGAGTTCGTCGTTGTCGGTGGCGACTACGACCAGCGCAAAGTTTGGCAGCGCCTCACGTTGCAGGGCACCACTCCGGGGCACGCAGAGGCAGCTAAGATCTCTCGCAATTTGCTGCGAGCGATTTTAGAGAGCGCAAAGGGCATCAAGCCGGGTGACACCAGCGAGGCTGCACAAGCAGCGCGGAGCGTGGGGGGCTGGAGTGATTTTGAAGCATTGCGGTTCATCGCCAGGCTTGGCGTACGCCCGCCGCAAAATGGCTACGCGGCGAAGAACACGATCTTGGAAGTGATCACGCCCGAGCGGCAAGTTTGGCGCCAGCCTGAGCAGCTCACTGTCGCCCGGCCAACCGGCAGCAGCGCACCAGGAGCCGAAGCGAAGCCGGCGAACACGATCGCCCGCCCGAAGTGGGCGGATTGAGCATGACGGCCCCGGAAATCCCCTGGGCGCTCGACCTGCTGCGCAACCCGGAAGCTCGCGTTGATTGGGAACGCCGGCATCCGGGACGTGCAGCAGAGATGAAAGAACGATTTCCGCTCAGGTCCATCGATCACGGTCTACAGAGGAAGGGTCAATCGCCATGGCTATGACCACTAAACAGGAAAACGAATGGCTGGACAAAGCTACGGCCGCCGCGGTCGCTGGCGCCAAAAAGGTGGTGTCCAGCATTAAGGGACCCAGCGGCATCGCCGGTACCAAACAGGTCGGCGCTCTGTCGGATTCTGACTGGGGAATTATCGCGACCGCGGTGATCTTCGGTTGGATTCAGGTCCGGGTACAGCAAGCCATTGCCGAAGGAACCTCACAGGAAGAGGCAGTTCGGTCCACCGGACTGTCACCCTCTCCTTGTGACGTCGCCGTGGTCGCTTCGGTCCTGCCGACCTTGGCCGACACTGCAGGGATCGATTGGGAGCTGCCGCTGCAGGCGTGGAGCAAAGACGTGATGACGAATTTTCTGCTGCTTGCTTGGCAACTGATCATCAAGGCTGAGACCGCACGCGATCATGGCCCGGGTACGGTGCTGCAGAAATCCGATTGGGACAAGACCGGTGACTCGCTCCCTTTATGCCGGCGCGCTTCGTGCTGACGCTGCAACCCCTTCCCGGCGTGAACACAATCCGCTCGCTGCGCTGGGTTCTGAAGGGGCTGCTGCGGCAACATGGGATGCGATGCGTGGATCTGCGTGAGGAGCGTGAGAAGCAGTTATGACGCTTAACTTTAACCGCGCAACCCTGTCGGGGAAACCGATCAATCAGCAGCTCAATGAGCTAATTGAGGCTGCCCAACCGCCGAGCGAGAACGTTCGGCAGTATCTGGGCGCCAGCTCCATCGGCTCTGAGTGTCTGCGCAAGGTGCAATATGACTGGTTCTGCGATCCGGTATTGCCAGCCCGCACCCAGGACATCTTTGCTCGCGGCCATTTTTTTGAATACACGACGCGGCACCACCTGGTGGAGGCTGGCTTTAAGTTCGCACCAGCCAAGCAACTAGAATTCAGGTCCGCCGGCGGTTTGCTCCGCGGCCATGCCGATGGAATCCTAACTAAGGGCCCGCAGCTACCGGGACTGCATTTCCCCTGCATCTGGGAACACAAGGCCGTAAAGGACAAAGGCTGGCGAACAATCGAGCGTGATGGCCTCACCGGGCTTTACGCGGTCTATGCCGGACAGGTCGCGCTCTACCAAAGCTACCTCGATATCACCAATCCGGCGCTGTTCAGCGTCGTTAATGCTGACACCTGCGAGCGTCTGCATTTCCTAGTGCCGTTCGACGCGCAACTAGCGCAGCTTACCAGTGACCGCGCCGTCGCTGTCATCGAGGCAACTCGCTCCGGCGAGTTGCTGCCGCGCGTTACCGACGACCCGAAGGATTGGCGCTGCAAGATGTGCAGCCACCAGGAGCGCTGCTGGCGAGCTCCTGTAGCACCAGCGCCTGAATTCCAAGCTCCTGTTTCTGTTCCTGTTCCCGTTGACGATGATCTGAGCATTCCAGAATTCTTGCGGCGGAGCGCGCCGTGCTAGTGGGGCAGCTCGAGCTCTTTGTCGACGACGTTTGCTGCAGCGGCTGCGCTTTCCCTGTGGGTATGCAAGCCGGCGCTGTCCTGGCTGACCCTCCTTGGCCGTTTAAGACCTGGTCGGCGAAGGGGCAAGGCCGTTCCGCGTCACGGCATTACACCGTTGAGGAAATCGAAAAGATCAAAGCGGTCCCCGTCGGCACCTACGCTGCACCCGACAGCTGGCTTTTTCTATGGTGCCCGAGTCCGCACAATCTATTCCTGCATGCCGTGATGGAGAGCTGGGGCTTTGAGTTTTCCGGCAAGGCTTTGTGTTGGGTCAAGACCACCAAGAACGCCATCGTAACGCCGCTGACAATCACGGCTGCTCTGGGGGCTACGAGCCCGTTCCATATGGGACTCGGTCACACCACGCGGGCCAATTCTGAAGATTGCTGGCTTGGGCGGCGGGGTAAACCGCCGCGGCTTGATGCGGGGGTTCGCGAGCTGATCATCGCGCCACTACGCGAGCACTCGCGCAAGCCTGACGAGGTTTATGCGCGCATCGAGAAGTATTGCGCTGGGCCGTATGTGGAG